TTTGTGCTTGGAATTTATCGTTTATTACTGTCATTGTTTACCTTATATTGCGCTCATTTGTTTAATTGTAATTGTTCCTCTCATAGAACCGTGTGATTGACATTGGTAAGCATAGTTACCACTTATTGTTGCTGGAATTTTCCAATATAATGTTCCGCTTGTTTGTCCTTGTGCGTTTGATCCTGTGCTTACTTGTCCTGTTTTCGAAACATGAATCAATCCATTATTGTACTGAGATCCTCCACTTGTTTCTATTAGGAATGGGTGACTTCCCATGGAAGAGTCATTAAGATCAAATGCTATTGTTGTTCCATTTAGTGCGTAAATGATTGGATCTTCTGTATTTCCATATTGATCAAATTTATATCCGTTACTATTATCAGCTGACACAACAAGTGTTGTAATAGCTGGATAAGCCATTTGATCTAATTGTTGTGGTGCGTCAATCCATTGTGTTCCGTCATATACAAGTACATTACCGCTTGTTACTCCTGATAAATCTGTATCTGATAAACTAGCAAAAGTTGGAGTAGTACCATTAATAGTAACTGTATCTCCTGTAACTGATGTAGTAATATTTGTTCCGCCAGCAATAGTAAGCGTATCAGTTGTAGTATCAGCTTGTGCTAATCCTGAATCAGATTGAACATTACTAAAAGCATTTTGGTTTGCTTCACCTGAGTTTGGTGAACCTACATAATTAATTGTAAGGGTATCACCAACTATAGCAGTAGCAATGTTCGTTCCTCCTGCTACGGTAAGTGTATCAGTTTGGCTATTAGCCGTTGTTGAACCGTTGTCACCTGATACTGTTTCAAATAAGTTCTGTAAGCCTCCTGATGCTACTGTAACAAAACTAAATCCGCCACTACCATCTGTTTGTAATACTTGTCCACTTGAACCATCTGAGATACCTAAGTTTAAAAGTGTAGTAGGTATAGTTGGCTTGTTATTTAAATTATTGTAGTTTGTGAAATAAGCACTATCAAAACCATCTAGTGTGTCAGCATCAGTTCCTGCTCCACCTGTTGTAGCATCTACTCCTGGTGCCCATTTAGCACCGTCCCATTTTAAAACATTACCTGTTTGTGGTGCTTGTGAAACTGTGTCAACATCTGTAAGGCTGTTAATGTTGCCGGTGTAAGCAACATTAGCTAGAGGATCGGTGTAATTGGTGATGTCTCCTCCGCTTGTATCCATTAATAATTTGTGCCATGCTCCTGCGTGTGCTACATGAACAGTACCTGTTTGGTGGTTATGTAACAATGCTCCATGATATGTTGATGCGCTAATTTGGTTTAGTAAATTTGTAGAAGCCACATGTAACGCTATCTTATTGACTTTACTATCATCGTTTGGAATATCAATTTCCAAACTAGAGTTTACTATATCTTTTATCGTTGTACCATCACCAAGAGCGTTGTATAGCTCATCAGCGTTGGCATTTAATTTTGTACCTGCGGCTCTGAGACTATCACCTGTTCCGTCATTTGCCGCTGAACCTACGTTAATTGTTGATTTTGCCATTCTTTACACCTTATCAAATGTTATATTAGTTGCGTCCATTGTATTGTCAACACTATCAAATGTATTTATACCGTCTGCTTCTTCTGTTGATACATCTGCGACAATAGCTGGAGGAGTAAGTTGGTGAATTGTTTTACAATATGTAGCATGGAACACTAACTTTGCTCCTGTATATCCTGTTGCTTTAGGACTTACTAAAATTTTACAAACTGATTCATCAACTGTAACGCTGATATCAATTAGTTCGTTATGTATACTTGAGCGTCCAAAGACTGATGCTACAGCTCTATCTGGTCTTGCTACGACAGAAAGTTGCATTATTTCTTTTTCGTTTGAATCATGTTCTACTGTAATTTGATATATTACACTACTAAAGTCACCCACATGCCATTGATCCATTACACTATTTGGATGGACGCCAATCCAATTACCTTTAAAGCTAAAGCTATTATGGTTTAGCAAGATTGTACCGTTAAGACCCCTCGAAAAAAGGTTTTGTATAAATTTATTCATCACCTATGCTCCATATAGTATTTATCGTTTTAGGATATATCTACAAGGCTGTGAGCAAATTGGTTTAAATTTTCATATATTTCTGTTTGTTTTTTAAGATCTTTGTTAGCAAAAGTGTTTAGTTTTTTAAATGTTTCAAGTCCATGTCCTGTCTTTACAAGCACTGGTTTTGCTTTTGCTTTTATTGCGGCTTTCAAATCTGAGATTTTGTCTCCAACATATAAACCATTTTTCCAACTGACGCCAACTTCTTGTGCGGCTCTTTTAAACATTCCGATATTAGGTTTAGCATAGATATCATCTTTAAGATTTGTTGTGCTATAATATAGACCATTAATACTCTTACAACCTGCTTTACCTAGAAGCTCTAACATATAATTATGGACTATATCTACATCAACAGCATCACAAATTCCTTTCATAATGCCTGCTTGATTTGTCAATATTACTACATCGTAACCTTTGTCTCTAATCATTTTGACTGCTTCTAAACTGCCAGGTATAGGTTTGAATTGTTCTGGCTTAGTTACATATGTACCTATGTCTTCGTTTATAGTTCCGTCTCTATCTAAACCAATTACAGGTGTACTCATTTAAGGTCTCCATCTATCATCTGACCAGCCAATTTTTTCTGGGTTGAACCATTGTAAATCTTCAAGTACAATAGGATCTTTATCAATGTATTTTGCTTTCCATTCTTCAACCCATTCCCATGTTGTATCATTTAATTTTTCTACATTGTTATCTACAAATTCTGCCGCTTCATGAGTCAAAGGATGTACCTCTGGCAACTTCATATGTACATGTTCTTCTTTTAAAGTAGGGACACTTTTTTGTCTAGTATCAAAAAAATCTTGACTTGTTCCAAAGTTAAGTGCGTTTAGTATAGGAGGATGTTTTGTTTTTATATCTTCTCTATATGCGTATAACACAGCATGTACATCTTCTAATTCTAATTTTTCATTTCTACTGAAAGTAGTTGGTAGTTCTTCCCAACCTTCTGTTGGATCACGAAAGCAAGTTGAGTGTACTGTACATCCTATTGTGTTTAAGGCTTTGTGTGTTGATGATATCATAGCACAATCACGCATAACACAATGAATCATATCTGCCCACGTCCAAGTATTATCATAAAAATAATTATTCAACATGAAAGATCCAGAATCTCCCTGAGTCAAATTACTAAAGTTTCCTGGCGTCCACCAACCTTTGCCCATGTGATATCTATCCTCACGGAACATACTAGACCATTGTAATAATATTACATCGTCTTTGTCAAATTTATAAATTGTATTTGCTTCCCACAACCGCATATTGATATACATGTTGCCTGCGCCGCTCTTGGCCCAATTCGAACCTTCATAGCCTTTGTCCCTGTACTGTTTTAAAAGTACATCTGCCCAAGTAGGATAAAAATATTGTGTTAGGCTACAACCAAAAGCAAAAATCCTCATACCAATCTCCGCAATAAATCTAACATTAATTTATGCGGTATGGACTTTATTTGGTCAAATTCTACTTTTTCACGTAATCTGTTGTTAACATAATCTTGTACTTCTGTGTGTAAAGTGTTATATTGCTCAGCAATTTTTTGTGTGTCAAATAATCCTAAACCGTGAAGCACAATAGCAAAATTGTATTCATTAAATAGTATTTTCTTTGTAGAATTTGTCAAATCGTCTGCTATAGGCATTCTATCTTTCCACATTTCTAAATTACTTTTTAAACTTTCTGGCAATGGCATTTCTGCTACTGCCTTCCAAAAAGGCGTATCGCGTCTTGGCGTAATATAATGTAAAGCAATGAAATCTCTAATGTTGTCCATTATAGCTCCAACTTCTTTATTATATCTATCTATTGTAGCTTCATTATAATTTACAAGACGTTGTGCTAATAAGAAACTTTGATTAATACTAGTGCCAATAGAGCTTGCTTCTAATGGTTCTACAAAACTAGCACTCAACCCAATAGCACAAACGTTACTAATCCACGGTCTGTCCAAAGCGCCTGGATCAAATTTAATATGTTTTGCTACTTCTACACCGTGACCTAAATATTGTTCTACTTCTTGTTGTGCTTCTTCTGCTGAAATAAAGTCACTATCAAAAATATAACCATTTCCTTTTCTTGTATAAACAGGAATACGGAACATCCAGCCAGAACTCATTGCCTTAGCAAGTGTCCAAATAGGTATTTCGTTACCTCTTGGGTCAAGAGCATCAGTATACTCTGTTGGAAAAACTATTGCTTCTTTCATTTTTAAATATTTTGAATAGCTTTTCCATTCTGCGCCTAGTTTATCTATAAGTAATCGTTTGAATCCAGTACAATCAACATAAAAATCATAGTGGTAATCGCCCTGTTCTCCTTTTAATGATGTAATTTTTTTACCGCCAGGAAAATTTACAGCAACTATTTCATCATCAATTACTTGAATACCTTTTTCAATACTATAATTAGTAAGGAAGTCGTTAAGTTTATGTGTATTGAAATGATACTGACTTACACCTGTATCATTTGGACGCTCTTCGATAAATTTTCCAAAAGGTGTTTCGTTCCTCCAAAGATATTCTCCGGTCAACTCTCTAGGATCTACATTTTCACCTATCATTTTAGCATACATCATTGGCATGTCCAAGTGTTCTCCTACAAATGGATCATGAACATTTTGTAAATATGGTTTTTCTGACCAGTCTTCAAACATAATACCAGTTTTAAAAGTGGCGTCTGTGTATTTTACAAGTTGCCCAGCTTGTATTCCAACATAGTCCATAAATGCTGTCCAATGTTCAGTACTGCCTTCTCCTACACCAATAGTACCTATTTTGCTTGAACGTATGACGTCAATTTGATACTGTGGAAAACTTGTTTTAAGAATAAGAGCAGACACAAATCCTGCTGTGCCTCCACCTACGATTGCTATTTTCACGCAGGGTCTCCAACTTCTACTAGATCAATATCAACTCCGTATCCTATAATACAAAAAACATCATATGGATCACCATGATATTCAAGTATGGTAAAAGTTTTAGTTTCAAAGTTTACATACAAAGCAAAAGGTAATATTGCCGGAGTAGGTGATAGCCCATTATCTTCATCTGGGTCTCTTACTTTTCCTAAAATATTGCCACCAAACACTAAACGTTCTTCTTTTTCTGCTAGTGCTGAAAACATTTCTGCTTCAGGAGCACACATAACTGGCTTTTCTTGCCATTCTCCTGCTCTACTTGGATTTACATATACTGCTAATGCTACTATTAGCACTACGATTGCTAAAATTAATCTCATTTTCAAGTTTCCTATTCGTCAAATGTGTACCAACCCGATACAATATACTTAACCCCTTTGTAAATAGGATTGCCGCGATGTGGATGAGTATAATATGCTGGAAATATTGCTAATTTACCAGGTTCCGGTTTAATTTTTACACCTTGATATAAAAATTCAGTCTCTCCACCTTCTTCTACACTATTTAAATATAATGTATACGCCATAACCCTAGAAGAAGTACACAAATCAGCATTTTCACAATGCCAAGCATGGTATCCTTGGTGTGGCCTTGTCTTTTGTATGCTCATTCCTTTTGGAGAATGTTGTACCACAGCACCTAAACTGTCATACTTTGATCTATATTTTTCTGTATAAACCTGCATCACTGTTTGATAAAAGAATTTACATAGATCAGCATCTACATGAAACATATTATTATGGTTTGCCATGTCCATAAAAATTCTTTCATCTTGATTTTTGAATCCTTTTTGATGTTCAGTCAACTGCATCTCTGCTCGCATCTCAAAAGTCTCTATTAATTTCTTACAATAATCTAATGGGAATACATGTCTATATTCTTCTACTCCATTAAAATCACCTTCCATAATATTCTCCTAAATAAAAAATTGTTGGTTCAATCTATACGTATCACCTGTAAACATATAAGGCTTAACATATGCGCTGTGTAAGACTGCTTGATTGTATAAAACCATTCTGTTGAATTTCATTGGAGCTATACCAATTAATTTCCAATCCATTATACTATCATTGATATATTCTGTAACAGGATGCTTTCCTTCTACATCCAACGTATGTGCCACAGAGGGATCTTCAAAATATGTCTTGCCTCCGAATTCATAAAAACTTGTTCCGCCATCACATTCATTAGCAGTATTAAGATAGATAGTACTAGCAAGATTAACACCGCTTGTATTATCCATATGTGGGCAAACTGGAGGCAAATTTTCTGTCTGCATGACGTTAACCATGAATGTGGCATTCATAAAACTCCTTTGAAAGTATCTAGAATCATAATGTTGTGTGATTTCTGGAAAGTATTGTCTTGATAATTGATCATATATCCAAGCCATTGACGAAAGTTCATAAAAAGCGTTTACTCTCAAAGCAGGATTGTTACCACGTATTCTTCTGTTGTAACTAGCAGGTATATCTAATGCTAATTGTCTTACATCATGTGGATTTTTATAAAAATCATCATCTACAACTACTTTGACTCCATTATAATTTTCAACATTTACGTGATAGTCATCATTAATTTCAAATATTTCATCTTCATTTATAATATTCTTAAGCATTTTCTCTATCCTTAATAATAAAGTTGGCACTTATAGTAGCTCTTGTGTGTTCAGTGTTGTTTGGAGATACATAATGATTCAAATTACTAGGAAAATATATTATATCCCCTTCTTCCATTGGAGGTGTAATCCTATTATTGTATTTGAACGGTTTACTTGTAATTTGTGGTAAGTCTGATTGATGAAAATGGTCATAAGCATTACTATAAAATGTAAAATTACCACTACCTTGTGGAGTTTTCATCATGTAAGCACAACTAATTACACTTACACCTGTGTGATTATGGATTTCTTGAAAGTCACCTTTGTTATATCTGTTAAGCCAACACTCTATTCTATATTCTGCTGGTAAATCAACAGAAAATGTTTCTAAATATTCTTTTAAACCTTCCATTGCTGGTTTAATAAAAGTATTCCAGGGCATATTGTCAGCATCTCTGTTGCCAAATGTGGTATCAACATTACAATTCCAGTCTTCTGTGCGTTTCAAATACTCATTACCATCTAAAAATGGTTCAAACTCTTTTTGAACATTACTATGTTCGTGTAATAAAGTTTTATATACTGGAATGCCAAACAGATGAATACTCATTTTTCTATTTCCTCTTGGAAAAGTTTTTCAGCATTTTCATCGTACCATTCCTTATATTTTGTATAGTCTCCGTCAGCAACTAGCTCTTTAAGATTTTCGTAAGCAGTCGTACAGTACATAGATATTTCATATGGTAGCATACCCACTATTTGTACTAATTTTTCACACTCTTGTACAATGGTAAGTAGGTCTAATTCTGTCATTAATTCTTCATTTTAACTAGTTTATTATATTCTGGCAAGTAACAATACTCCATTTCACTACTATACAGGGTACGGATAGCATCATCAAGGGTTTCAACCAAAGGTTCTCCACCTAGATTAAAACTTGTGTTGAAAATAATTGGCACACCAGTCTTTTCAAAGAAGGTTTTAATTAAATCATAGTAATGTTTGTTCTGATTTTCTGTAACTGTTTGTATACGACACGTGCCATCCACATGTATAATGCTTGGAATTTTCTCTGCTACGCCGTCTTGGCAGTCCATAGCGTACATCATATGCGGACTTTCTTCTAAGCCACGCATATCAAACCATTCAGCGGCATGTTCTGCTAAAATTGTTCCAGCAAATGGCCGGAAGTATTCTCTTCGTTTAATTCTATTGACGTGATCTTTACCATCTGGGTCTGTTGGATCATATAAAATGCTTCTATTACCTAAAGCCCTAGGTCCATTTTCAGAACGTCCTTGAAAAATAGTTACAATATTTCTATCTGTAATTAGATTTACAATATCTTCGTTAGTAGCATCTATAACTTCTGCTCCATATTTTCCTGCTGTGTCTACAATTTCTTCATCACTATAACAATAAGTAAATCCGTCGTAAATTTTTTCTGCGTGTGAACGAACTTTTGTGTCCTTAGTTGACTGATGGTACATCATCATTGCCGCACCTATAGCTGTTCCCGCATCATTTGACACAGGCTCAACATATAAATTTATACCTTCTTTATTAAGTTTATCTAGGTACCAATAATTAGCAACACAATTTAAAGCATATCCACCACTTAATACAACATTTTTATTACCAGTCATTTCAACTGCTTTAAAAATTAGGTTTAAAACTTCTTGTTGAGATCCTTCTTGTACAGCATATGCCATATCTCGTCTATTTTCTAATGTAGTTAGATCAACTTTACTACCGTATAGGCTTGGATCTGATTTAAGATATTCGTATTTCCCTTCATTTACTAGAGCCGCGTTTGGATAAGTTGGAATAATTACATTTCTATCACTTGTACGCCAAGTTCCTCCATTACCATCTGAGTAAATTGGTGGAATATTTGTGTTAGATTTTCCATATGGAGCAAGTCCCATTGTTTTTCCTGCCTCAATAGGTTGAAAACCGCAATATTGTGTTACTGCTTCATAGGCTTTTGTAATTCCAGCACTGTCATCTAACACTAATTCGTGATATCCTTCTTCTCCCTCACGTTCTGAGGAGATAGATTGAATATGTGCGCCTGGAAATGGACCATTTGCTCCCTGGTGTTTGTACAAAGTTTTAAACATATCTGGATATGAACAATTAAATATACTTTCACATTCCCAAGTCATGTATTCTTCATTGAAAGGTCCAGCATTTATGTTCATAGGAATAAACGTTCCTGCTCCATCAACAATGACAGCAGTAGCGTTTTCGAAACCTGATCTATAAAAAGCACATGCCGCATGTAATTTATGATGTATATGACTAAGGTCTAAAACTTGTCTATGTGTATAATTTGGTCCAAATGCGCTATCTGATCTGTCAATCAATCCTAATTTTCGAGCTAATCCAGTGTACATATCTCCGCCACTAAAGTCAATTCTACTGGAATCTGCTAAAGGTTGCGTGTGGGCAACTACTAGATAGTCTAATTTGTCTGTATAATCTAAAAATTTTGTCATCGCGGCAAGAGGTCCGCCGTCATATTTCTTTCTCGTAAGTCTTTCTTCTTCAATAGCAAATACAATTTGGCCGTCTTTAAGCAATACGGCTCCACCATTGTGTCCTCTTGTAATTGCTCCTATCCATTGTGTCATACTTTATTTTCCTTTATATAATTAATCATTCTATTTTTATATCTGGCATTCTTAAAAGCTTCGTAGCACTCTGCTAAAGGTGTTGGAATGAGCCTTTTTACTTTCAAATTTTTGTATCCTAAACAGTGCATCACTATATTATTTTCAGATTCGAATAATTTTGTACTATCAAAACGTACTAATTTAACTTTTTCACTTGTGTTAAACTTAAAGTAACACAAAGTATCACCTTTTTTAATATCTAATTCATTTCTTCCTGTTTTAAATTTAAAAGCAGGTCTGACAGGACGAACCCAATTGGATATATTATATGTACCTGCTAAACCCATAGTAGATTCCGAAAACTGAGTCTCTTCGTAGTAAGGATGTGTTTGTGTCATTGTTAAATTGTCTTCACAAAAAAATAATAAATTAGGATGTTCAAGCTGATGTATATTTTCTTCATTAGGTTCTCCAACATATCTTATTAAGAAATTTGGATCAACGTCATAGTTAGACATTATTTGTTGTTTTACATGGTCAAACTTAATATGAAAGTCTATTGGACTTTTAATTTGATATGTATTTTTGGTTTCATCTATCATAGCAGGACATAAACTTGCGCCTAATCCAAAAAATTCTTTAGCGTTTATACTTTTGTATACTGGTGTAGGATCAAAATATTTAAGTTCGCTTACAAACTCTTGGGTAGTTGAAGCATTAACCACTGGAGACCAATATACAGTTATCATTTTGTTAACTCATA